ATGGTAACTCAAAGAATCTTTAGTGAGATGACTATAGATCCGACCGATTACCACGCTAAACAAGCTTCTGCTAGCTCTAACAGAATTATTGATAAAAAGTATTTCGGTACTTACAAATCTACTGAACTTGATACTCACAAATTCAACCCACCCAAAAAACTACTTCTAGTTATTTTGGGCACAATAGGAGTTATTGGATATGCAATATACTTTGCTACTTCACTTGGTGGATCACCTGACAGTAAGCTTCATAATGCTGATGGGTCTGTTCTTTCCAATGACGCTCCAACAAAGATTACAGGTAGTAGTTTTGCTCCTGTCTACCCATTGGATCAAACAGATTATCTTAATCTCTATAAGCCTAGAATTTTTGGGATACCTTCAACCGCTCCTATCTACGACACTCTCACTACTCCTGTTAGTTTCCCTAAAACCCTTTGTATTCGCATTAACAAGAACGGTAAACCGTCTTGCAGTTGTTTTACACAACAAGCTTCCAAACTCATTGTTCCAGACAACATCTGTAATTCCATGATTGATGATCGTATCTTTGATCATACGATTCCAGATCAACCACAAAGCACACTAAAAATCTGATCACTCAATTAACCAGGGGGGAAAACGGATAAATTTTTACATAATATTTATGCAAAATACCTTGATTCTTACATAAAAATTATATATAATAATTATGTAAACTAATCAAAGGGAATGAATATTATGACTACTACCAGAATTCAAGATAAGTGGAATAGCTCAAAGGTTTGGGTTATTCGCCACTACTCCAACGGCCATTACACAGCCAACCAAGAAATATCCGGAAAACTCTTTTACTCTAAGTTCTCACCGATTACCCTACGTCATATTACTTCTATTGGTTTGCTTGAAATGGAGATTATCTAATGTCTTTTATGATTGCTTGGACTTCCGAAACTGCTATTACTTTTGAAACTGGTGACTTTGTTTTCACTCTGGAAAAACGTCACATTGTTTTACGTACTTTCATTAGAAATGGTTCTGTCAGCTACGCTATTTTTACAAAAAATGACTCTTTTCATTGCCAGCTACAAAAGGAGCTTTTTAATATTTTACGTTTGGATTTCCCTGATCTTGCTCATGAACTGATTGATCAGGATGCTTTTAGGACTGTTGACCATGCATAGCGATACTTTTAAGGAGTCTAGAATTAGACTTAAATTGAAACAAAGGGAGCTAGCCGAAAGGCTAGGTTTGACACTTAATACTATTCAAAAAATAGAAGCTTCTGATTGTCAGGTTAAGCTCACTAATGAGCTTGCACTCCGCTGGATCGCCTATACTGAATTTAATATCACTCTGCCCTATGATGATCAGAAAAATTTGGTTTGACTGATGCGCAGCATATTAACGCTTTTAACTGCTCCGCACTCCTTCTGGGGAATCCTTCCCCAGAGTCTGCATTCTTTTTAAAAACACAAACCCTCTTTTTGTTAACCGTCTTTGTCTTTGTCCATCTTTTGCCACTCGCCATACTATTGCTGACGAAGTTAAAGATGTTGGGGTTCCAGTGACACCCCAACTTTAGGTCGGTATCCCGACTTTTTCCCAGATCACTCCGTCCTTGGCTTCTCTTTGGAATATGCTTCTAATCCTTTAGCTATCAATAGCTTAAGGATATTATTTGGATAAATTACCTCTTTTTTGGTAATTGTTTCATTTACGGAAATTTTTTCGATTTCCTTCCACTGATCTTTGTCTATGTGTTTGCTTGGCATCTTCTTCTCTCACTCTCTTGGAAATCCTTTTCTAAGAACTTAGAAAAGCAATACTTTGTATTTGCTTTCTAAGAATTGTTAGTATATATTCCTAACATATAACTATAACATACGCAGCTCTCAGTACTCAGGATTCATTCATGTACAATCCCTTTTATGATTGGCTTAAGATGTATCAAGATTTCGACTTCGCGCTCCCTATCGTCTCTGAACGGGCTTATGCGAATATTAATGTCGAAACGGGCGATATATTAACCATTTCACAGCCCACTTTTTCTCATAAAGGTTCTTTTAGCTCAGTTATAAATATCCGCATTTCTGGTAACCGAATCACGATGGATGGAAACCCTTCTAAATTTAATCGTCTTGATAACCTTTTCGGCTTAACCTCTCTTGATGATTGTGTCGCTGTTTACAATAAAATCCTTATTTCACTTGGTTTACCTCCTTTCACTAAATGCACTCGTACATGGCAAGTTACCGAAAAACAGAAAGGTTCAGCCAAGTTTGTAACCATGACTGATGGGGCTATTTTTCAGCGCATTGATGTAACCTCAAATTTAGCTACTGGCGGTTTTTCTAAAGATTATATTAAAGGTTTAGCTACTCTCCCTTATCGAAACTCTAACCCTAATTTATACCCAAACGGCTGTTCATGTGATTGGCGTACTGCTTCTGGTGGTGTTTCTTCTCTCATGTATTCAAAAGTTTATGATAAGGCTCACGAATTAAAACTACACTCAATGAAGAAAATAAAAAATTCTGTCGGTGAGAATTCTTTAGAGTATGCTTACTTAAAGAAGGTCTTTCTTTACTGTCAGGAAAACGGTGTAGTTAGATTTGAACAAGAATTTAAATCCGAATTATTACGTCGAATGAACGCCCGTTACTGGGGTTTATTTGCAGATGCCGCCTTCGATGAAGAGCATACAAAATTCAGATCACTAGACGAAAAGTTGCAGGTGACTTCAATGGAATATGAAACAATCGCAGAACTTCTTTTTAGAAATAATTATGTTACTTCTACTAAAGCTGCTCACACTACCTCTATATACTTTCTTGAATGGCTCCATGGGAAATCCTTCGATGCCACTAAAACTCAAGTTAAATTGCACCGCGCTAGACTTCGTAAAATTGGTATTGATATTTGCCGTCCTTGCAATATTTCTAGCATCAGCCCTATTTTTGTAAAGAAAGCTACTGAAGTAGTTACCCAAGAACTCTCTATTCCAACTTGGTATAGAGCCGCTTAAAAGGAAATTGTCATGTTAAAAGTATCAGGTAAATTATTGTCGATTATCGATGATTCATATGCCAGCAAAAAAACTGGTGAACGTATCTTACAAAAAACCCTCGTTATTATGGATGATGGTGATGTAGATACTTCTAAAGTCGCTCTGAATGCCGCTCAAATTGCTGGCGGTTCTGAAATGGCTTTTTCAAAATTGATTAATAAAAAAGTAGATGTAGCTGTTTCTGTATTTGCTTTTCAAGGCGGTGGCCATAAGTTAAATGCTGTTGGTACTGCTTTACCACTTGGTAATTTTCAAAGTGATTTGAAAACTGCTGTTTAATCAGATTTTTTAGTTAAGGGTAACCTCTTAACTAAGTAATTTTTACTAATCAGGAGCTTATATCTAACGCCTTTTAACAAGGGTTTTATTTATACGCTTTAGGTGACTCAATGTTTTACTCTGCGTTTCGCCCCTTCTGCGGGCTCCTGTCATGAATTTTGTTGGTTGTGATGGGGCAATTACTACAGCTTCCGATAATACGCCTTCGTGCGTTACAGGCTGGTACGTTCTCACTCCTTCCCAATTAACAAATGAACTGGGCTTAGATTCTTCTGCTACAGCTTTAACACCTGATGAGTACTCAGAACTTTGGGGCGGTTTGGTATTAATCCTTATGCTTGGTTTCTCTGCTCGTATTGTTAAAAAAATGTTCTTACCGAACGTCTAATTACGAGGATACGATCATGCTTAAAAAAATGTTAGAAGCTAAAAAGGCTTTATCTGTAGCGGCTCTTTCTGGATCTGCTCTTATTTCAACTCATGCTAGTGCTGCTCTTGGTACTGGTGTCACTGATGCAATGACAGCTACTACTGCTGATGTTGTTGAGGCTGGCGGCTTGCTTATTGGTTTAGCTGTTATTGGTCTTGGTCTGCGCTGGGTTAAGGGGATGTTCTTCTAACTCATTTGGGGGTATTTCTTTACCCCCTTTTTTTCGAGGTTCTTATGTTCACCGATCCCCACTTTTTGATTCTAATTACTGGCCTTGTCTCTTTGACTATTGCCATGACCTAATAGGTTTCCCATGAAAAAGTATTTGCTACTCTTCCTTATTTTTTTCTTTCCACTTACCGCAAATGCTTACGAAGGTTTTCATGTATACGATTCTCTGCAAGCCGCTAATACAGCTTGTCAGTCTCGTGTAACTGCTGATGGACGAACTAATGCAAACTGCCTTACTCAAGGCTCAAATAGTGGATATGTTTTTAGAATTGGCAGCACTCACATAGCCACTTATTATTCCGCTTGTCATTACGCACCAGTAGGAAACCCCAATCCGATATATTTATATGGTAGTTGCGCACCAATTACTTATTGTCCAGATGTAGGTGATCAACCTGATGGCTGCCTTTGCTCTGATGATCTCCCCAGGAACACTGGACAATGGACACATTGTGATCGACCTGAACAAATCATGTGTGATAATACTGGAACTTACCTTTCATTTTCTCAATGCCTAGCTGCTGAACCTTTAGATAATAACGGTGGCTGTCCTGCTGACTCTAACTCTGTTGAGGGTCAGTGTGTTAATAAATGTGGTACTGGCGCCCATTGGAACGGCGTAACTAATCAGTGTGTCAATAATGAATCTGGTGGTGAGGGCGACCAATCTTCATGTCCTAATGGATATGCTCTTAATGTTACTGGTGCTTGTGCTCCTACCTCCTGCCCTCCTAATAAAATTCTAGTTGCTGGCGCTTGTGTTATTGATACTGACCCTCAATCAACTTCTAATACTGTTATTACTACCAATCCTGACGGAACCACTACCGAAACCACTACAAATACAACTATCACTAATAATATTGATGGTTCTACTTCTAATACAACAGTTGTCACCACTACTCAAAAAGATGCTGCTGGCGCTGTAACTGGTGTTAGTGCTACTCAAACTGACACTACTGAAGAACCTCCAGAACCTGATTCCGCTGTTACTGGAACTGGTACCTGCGATTCTCCCATTGCTTGTTCTGGTGATGCTATTCAATGTGCTCTACTACATCAAACTTGGGAATTAAAATGCCGCATTCCTGATCCTGCTGAAGCTTCTATAAGTGATATTAATTCTTGTGACTCTGGCACTCCGTTTACTTGTGAGGGTGGTGTTTTTGAATGTGCTGCTCTTGCTAATCAACATACAAAATACTGTGAAGGTTCTGCTCAATCTCTTGAACAGTTAATGGCTTCTCCTGCTTTAGATGAATTCAAAGCTATGGGTGAAACTGACGAAAATGGTGTTTTATCTAATGCTATTGGTACCGAAGAATTTAACCTCGTTGATGAACTTGGTTTGTCCGCTATTTTTAGCATTGAAGGTGAGGCGGGTGGCTGTCCTGCTCCTCGCTCTATGACTTTTAGTTTCGGTACTCAATACTTTAATTATGATGATTTTGTCTGCCCCACTATTGAAGCTATCAATCCTTTAATACTTTTCGCTGGAATGATTTTCTGTTCTTTCATGCTCTATGGCGCAATTCGGGAGTTATAA